TGGGTTAGCACTGGTATATTACAGAAAGAATTTCCAGAACTAAAGATCAAGAATACTATACTTAGGAATGTCACAAAGGCAAATGAAGTAGTAGCTCTTGCTAAGGCAGGTTTTCATTACATCAATCTAGATAGAGATTTGATGAGAGATAAGGAAGCGTTGAAGAAGATAAAGAAAGCAAAGGAATATTGTGCTGAGATAGGTAAACCTGTAGAGTTATCCATTCTAACTAACGAGGGTTGTTGGGGTGGTTGCTCTATGATGGATGAGCATTACCATTTTAATAATACAAGGACAGAGATGACCCCTCAGTATTTTAATGATCCTATCAGTACCCACTCTTGTTCACTATGGGATATAGAAGATAACTCTCATGCTCTAAAGTCAGCTAACCTACCTCCTTGGAGAGAGGATTGGGAAGAGTTTTTAGACCTAGGTATAGATGTATTCAAGATGCATGGTAGAGAAAATGCCATGAAACTAATGGAATCTATGCAAATGATAGAAGCATGGGCATCTGAAAATGAATTGGTAACAGGTGAATTTAAGGAGTACATGGAAGATCTTGCAGTACCAGATAGTCCTATTGCTCTATGGAGAGAAAAGATAAAGACATGTGGTTTTGACTGTTGGGATTGTAACTATTGTGAGAACGTTGTCAATGCACACCTCAAGAAACAAGGTAGACCAACTACAGTTGATGATTATACTCAGAGAGTATTGGATGCTATAATCGCTGGCAATACCAACACATCTAATTTTGTACCAGACAAATATAGTATTCAAGGACTGTCCTCCAATAGGATAAGACATTTCCTTAATAGTCTTTGTTCTCATGATGATGCAGTCTATCTTGAACTTGGTACCTTCATTGGTAGTACGTTCTTTGCTGCTACCATGGGTAATAAAGCAAAGTGTTTTGGTGTAGATGACTTCTCAGAACCCAATGTTAAACCTATAGTTGATCGTGGTCAGTGGACTGAGTGTGGTAATCCATACGATACCTTAGTTACTAACTGGAAAAAGTATGAGAATGGTAATGCTACATTTGTTAAAGCAAGTGTGGACGAACTAACTGAAGAAGACTTTGAAGGTAGTAAACCCAACATCTTGTTTTATGACGCAGATCATGATATGATGCAACAGATGAACAATCTTAATCATCTGCTACCCTTCATGGATGACAAGTTCATACTTGTTGTTGACGATGCCAACTTTGATGGTGTTGTAGAGGGAGCAGTAACATGGGCTCAAGAGAACAACTTACAGTGTTACCTTGAAAGAAAGATCCTAAGTAGTGTCATAGAAAGTCCAGTCCACTGGTGGAATGGAATTCATGTTATGGTTTTACAAAAGGACGCAAGAGTAAAAGAATACATTAGTGGGAACGGATTATGAGTGCATGGTATGTTATAGGTTGGACTATAGTTACACTATGGTTACTGACTAAGTTAGGTGTATTTAAAAAATGAAGGTAATAAATCCTGAGTTATTGCAAACTCATCACCCTAAGGACTGGGAGATAGAGCAATTACATATTGGCAATGCAAAGAATAGGATCATTAAGATCAAAAATTTCTTTCAGAACCCAGAACAGGTAAGAGCATATGCACTAGCAACTGATTATGTTAATACAGTTGGTGGTCAATTTTCTAATCTACCTGGTTATGTGTGCAAGTTAGGACACATAGCAAATCAGTTCTACCCTAACTTCAAGTTCTTATTGGCAACTTACTTTGAAGCTGATAAGAAGATCATGCTTCAACCAGAGTTCTCCCACTTTACATTTCAAATGTATGAGGTACAGGAGAAATGTAGGATGTGTAGTCTAGCACCGCATACTGATGACACTCACTATGCTGCTGTTCTATCATTAAATTTCGATGAAGAGTTGATGGAGACTTCATCGGGCACTGCATTCTGGAGAAGTAAAGAGTTCAAAGAGGAGTATGTCTCCTCTGACAAGAACTATAGAACTTCTAGACTAGCTAACAAAGTCAATGCCTTTGTTAATTTTGACCCATCACAATACAAAACTAAAGACTGGGAGAGGTATCATGTTGAGAAGCATGAATTCAATTCTCTGCTAGTATATGAAGGAAGACTATGGCATTCACCATACTTTCAACAAAGTGGATGGGATACAAACCGTCTAACCTTCAATGCATTTCTGCACTAAATAGTACACTTATCATTCTAAAACATGGACGCTGAGACAATGGTGAAGGACTTCACCGATCAATTAAAAGAACAAAAGGGAATTATCTCTGACCTTGAAAAGCAACTTAGTACTCGTAAAGAGCAAGTGCTAAGATTGGAAGGTGCTGTTGAAGCATTACAGATGACACTGAAACAACCAGAGCCAGAAACAGTAATCAATGCCCCTACAGAATAAAGCATCGTCAATAGGAACATCAAGTGAACTCCGTAAACAGGAGCATGCAGATTCCTATCAGTTTCATGTTGACTTTGATGGGACTATGGAAACTTGTCCCTACAAAGTAGGAGATATCTACAATGAGAGACCTATTATTGCAATAGGACTTAGTAGTAATGTCTATGGAAAGTACTATCATATTATAGTTGAAAGAGATAAGACACACCTCAGAATGAAGTTTCAATTTGACCAGAAGCACGATCTCAAGTTCGCTAAACCAGTAGAACGGATGGGTAAGCAACCTACCGAAGGAGAGATAAAGAAGTTGTTGGCTCAGACAGAATAGAAAATTCACTAATAGATTCCATTTTACTCGAAAAAATTTTTCGGGTATTTTTTTGTCTATAGGTTTTCGAGACTAAATAGATCTGAGGATAATAGTGTCAATACTAATGAAGCGAGTCATCGTCAGGGTAGCTGATAGATATAGTTTGGATTCAGCAGTTGCAGGAATCCTAAAAACATATGGATATCTAACCTTTGTAACATCCTATAGAAGTTTTTCAATCATAACGTTCGATTGTCCAGAGAAGTATTCTACTGGCATGATCGAGAAGTTACGAGCTCTTTCGGTTGTCAAGAAAGTCTCATGGGATGAAGCAGATAAGTTTTCTCTTGATCCTGTAGATACAGGTGCGTTAACAGTTGAGACCAGTGGGTCAACCAGTTTAAATAATACTGGTGAAACAAACGCCCAATCAAATACTAGAAATTTAACAGGTAGTGGTGGTGGTACCATATTTGTAAAGGTGCAGAATATTTCTGGATCTAACTACTACACCTTCTCAGCAAGTGCAGGTGGTACATACTCAAGATATAATAACCAAACTGGTTTCCTACAAGGATCCACTTATACATTTGATCAGTCAGACCCTTCAAACGCGACTCATCCATTAAGATTTTCAGTAGACCCAGACGGACCTCACACCTCTGGTGGTAGTCAAATGACTACAGGTGTTACTGTAACTGGTACACCAGGTCAGGCAGGTGCACAAGTAGAAATAGTTATTGGTACATCTACACCATCTATTCTTTATTACTACTGTACTGCTCACAGTGGAATGGGACGATATGGTGCTGCTCCAGATAGGTTTGGTACAATCAACGTTCATGACTATTGGCATCTAGATAGAATTTCAAAACAAGACAGGCAATATTTAAACGGACAGTTTAGTTTCAGTCATTCAGGAGACGGTGTAGATATCTACATTCTTGACACAGGTGTGCGTGGAGCAAGTAGACCAACAGGTAACAACGCAGCTCTTCACCCTGAGTTATACGATCCAGACTTCGTATCTGACTTGAATGGTACTTCAGAGCAACAGAACTATAGGGTATACGAGGTTACTGGATATACAAGTCCATATAGTACTAACGAAGATGACAATGGACACGGTACATATTGTGCAATTATGTCAGCTGGAAGAACGGCTGGTATAAGTAGGAACGCCAAAATCTATGCACTTAAGTGTTTTAACAGTGGGTTATCAGGTAGCTATACTGATATCCTAGGTGCTTATCAGGCAGTCATAGATCATAATGATAGTGGTAATGCCAATTATAAAGGTAATAATCGTCCAGCTGTAATCAACTCATCATTCGGACCTACCATTCCTACAGAGTCATATCCATATGTCGAACTAAACGACAGTGGTGATGACAGTGGTACTGACGAAGAGATCCTAGATGACATCGAGGGTACTATTGCTGGTACAAAAAATCTGATTATAGTCAGGTCAGCTGGTAACGGTTTTAAGAATTCTAGTGATGGATTTGCAGGACCTATACAAGGTAAGATGATTGCAGGTACTAGAACTGCAGGTTATTCTGACAATACTAATGGTGGTGTCAACTATACAGATACCAACCAGAATAAGATCGCTGTTGGTGCATCTGAATATAATGACAGGTGGGCAGACTTCTCTAACTATGGTGCAGGTGTAACTACAGTAGCACCAGGTGCCAGATTGCTTACACCAGCATATGACTGGACTGCTAATACTCCATATACAAGTGCTGCAAACTATCAGACGATTGCAGGTACATCATTCTCAGGTCCTTTAGTTGCAGGTATCATTGCTGCATGGTGTGGGAAGAATGGATATACGTTAACTACAAATAATTTACCTGGTCTTGCTAAGACCTTTATGAGAACTGGTGGAGTCACTGGAGATATAACAAGAGGTGCAACAGCAAACTATCCTACTAATAGTATTGATGATAAAAGACTTATAGACAACCCATATGAAACTTTAGCTGGATCCTCATTCCTTGTAGTTAAGTTTGATCCTGCAGACAACTCACACTTCATAGGTAACGTAGGTAAAAAATGTCAGTTAAGAGCAACTGGATCTACTGCAGGTGCTGGTGGAACTGCTGCTTCAACATTTAATATAACAACGACTGCACCTAGTTCGTCATACTACACCCTAAGTGGAACTGATAGAAATGGTGCTGTTAGTGGTAACAATGCAGGTGTCACTGTCTATGTTGGGGATACTATTAATTTCAATCTATCATCTGTCAGTGGTTCTCATCCATTCTATATCAAGAGTGTACAAGGAACTGGAACTGGTAATCAAGTATCCACACCAACTGCTACTGGACAAGGATCTACAGGAACCACAACAGTATCATGGGTACCAAATACAGTAGGAACATACTACTATCAATGCTCTGCACACAATGGAATGAATGGAACTATCACAGTTTCATCTGCACCTGGTGGTAGTGGTGGAGTTACCGTTGGTGGTATAGATGTATCTGGATTAGCACAAAGTGGATGGTTAACTATTCAGGCAGAGAATGCTGTCAATAATACTATCACGGTTCAGAACACAACTAATGCTACAGCTGGTACAACTGGTGGTGGTACTGGAAACTATCTTGCACTTGTAGATCCTGAAAGTAAAACACATGAAAGTATTGATGGTGTTGTTTCTAGATCAGTAACTTTAAGATCTCAAACCGACACACAGGAAGCTGCAGGTACTGGTACATATACTAATGTAGTTTACTATCCATTAGATAGTGGTGTTGACTTTGACTATTCAGGAACAGGTCCTTCACTAACCACTAAGCGTGGTGCATTCTTCCCCTTTGTTGATACCAATGTAACTTGGGCAACTGGTGCAGGTAGTATTGGTGGTCCATTTGCTAATGGTGCTTCTGTAAGTATTGACTTAGGTTTGACTGGTACAACCTTTGCATCAGAACCAACGTTTGAAGCATATACTCTCAGTGGAGATAGTATTGCAGCGTCTGGACTAGGATTAGATACTGCAACAGGTATTTTAAGTGGAACAGTTACAGCAGATTATCTTGACACATCATTCAACTTCACTGTAACTGAGAACACTACAGGAAACGCACAATCATATAACTTTACAACAACTGGAACTGGTGTTCTAGTTACAATCACACAGCAACCAACTGCAACGAGTGTTGAAGCGGGTTCTGGAAACACTGCTACCTTCGGTCCTGTATCAGGTATTAGTTCTGATGGATCTACAATCCTATTCCAATGGGAGTTCTCAAGTAACGGTGGAGCAGGTTGGTCTAACGTTGCTAACAGTGGTGGATATAGTGGAGCAACTACTAACACTCTAACTGTTGATGATGACTTTTTAAAGAATACTTATCAGTTCCGTTGTAAGATGGAAACTAGTACTTCTGTTGCACCATCTTATACTAATGCAGTTGTTCTAACAGTATTCAGAGTTATTACTATAAGCAATCAACCAACTAATCAACAACCTATGGCACCAGCTGCTGCTACCTTTACAGTTGCTGCTAGTACTGCAGATTCTGCAGTTGTCTCATATGCTTGGGAGAAATCTGAGAGTGGAGATGGAGTAACTTACACTCCTATAACTGGAGCAACCAGTGCATCATATACTACAGATGCTACAACATATGACGCTGACTTTGGCGACTACTATCGTTGTGTACTCTCATGTTCAGGAGCATCAAACGTAATTAGTAGTGTTGCTCAAAACTTAGTACAAAGAAGTATTAGTATAACTGCACAACCAACTAACACAACTGGTGCTGTAGGTGGTACAGAAAGTTTCGGTGTTACTGCTACTACATCTGATAATGATGCAGGTGACATCACATACCAGTGGCAAGTATCAATAACTTCTGGTGCTTCATGGTCTAATGTATCCACAGGAACTGGTGGTACAACAGCAACATATACTACTGCTACATTAACTACAACAGAAGACGGGTATCAATATCGTTGTTTACTTTCAGCAGCAGGTGCAACGCAGGTTCCATCTAATGCTGCTACATTACAAATAGAAACCGTTGCGGTAGTAGTATCATCACAACCAGCTGATGCAACAGTTGAGGAAACTCAAACAGCAACATTCACAACACTTGGTGGTGTTACTATGTCACCTGTTGGTGGTAACGCTGCACAATCTTCATTCGAGGTAGATCAGTTTGATACGCCTAGTGGTGGAGGTGGAGGTTCTGCAGGTGGACAATCTGCTCATGAACCTAGCGTCACATATCAGTGGGAGAAATCTGATGATGGTGGTGGTGCTTGGGCATCAGTTGGTGGAGCAACCTCTGCTTCATATACAACTGCAGCGACAACATATGCTGTAGATCATAACGATCAGTATCGTTGTGTGATCAGTGCAGTGGGTGCTTCAACTCCTGCAACAACCAATGCTGTTACCTTAACAGTTCAAAGAACATTCTCTATTACAGCACAACCATCAAACGCTACTGCTAATGAAGGTGGAACTGCAACCTTTGCAGTAACCACATCTACAAGTAGTGGAACTACAACCTACCAGTGGGAAAGATCTGATGATGGTGGAGTAAACTATGTGACTGTAGGTGGGGCAACCAGTGCATCATATACAACTCCAACCTTAGTATATGCTAATGATGGCAGTGATCGTTATCGTTGTGTAACATCTCTTGTTGGTTCTGCTGCAGATATAACTTCTAACTTTGCAGTATTAACTGTTTTACGTGTCATAACAATTCAAACTCAACCACAGTCACAGGCTGTTATTGAGGGTGGCACTGCAACATTTAATATTGGAGCACAGATTACTAGTGATGTAATCTCATACCAGTGGCAGAAATCTACTGACAATGCAGTTTCATTTAATGCTGTCAATGGTGCAAATGCAGCAACTTACACAACACCTGCAACAACATATCCAACATCACCATCAGAACAATTCCGTTGTGTATTAACTAACGCAGCTGCTACCACTGTTACTTCTAGTGCTGCAACACTAACAGTCAATGAATCAGAATTTGTATCAGCACCTGCATCAGTAAGTCCATTCATTGATCCAGATACAACTAAGACTCTTTCAAGACAACCTGTCATCAGCACAGCAGCATTTGTTTCTGAGTATGCAGGATCAACTCACTTCTCTAGTTTCTGGAGAATTAGAAGAGTTGTAGATAACGTGACAGTGTATGATACAGTTCAGACATTTGCTGGTGGTGATACTGGTAATTTAACATCATTAACTGTACCAAGTGGCACACTTGAGTTTGATAAAGCATACTCTGTACAGGTTAAGTTCAGAGATAACTCTGGTCTAGAAAGTGCTTATACAGCAGCAGTCACTTTCACAACACCATTTGTAGATCAACCAGACATTCAGACTATCACACCAGCATTCAACCCAACAATCAATGTTGATCCAATCCAATTGAAGAGTGGTTATCAGCATTCATCTAGTGATTGGCAGTTTGCTACTACGTCTGCATTCAGCACAATCGTTCACCAATCTCTTGGTAACTCAACAAACTTAACACAATACACACTACCAGGTGCTGTAAACCTCAGTTCTAATACTACATATTATGTAAGAATTAGATTCAACGTTAATCCTACCTAACATGGCTAAAGCTTCAACAAGGCAGGGACTTATAGATTACGCACTACGTCAAAATGGTGCTCCAGTCCTAGAAATAAACATAGAAGATGATCAGATAGATGATCTAGTAGATGATGCTATCCAGTTTTACAATGAAAGAAATAGTGATGGTTACATCAGAACCCACGTAAAAATTAAGTGGACTGCAGACATGATTACCAACATGACTACTGATACCACTACTAGTATTGCATCTGGTACTTCTAATGCATTACCAGTCTCTTACCTAGAGCAGAATAATTTTGTTAAGATGCCAGATCATATCACTAGTGTCATTAAGGTATTCCCATTTGTATCTAAGAACGTAACAAACCTATTTGACGTAAGGTATCAGTGGAGATTGAATGACCTCTGGGATTTAACGAACACAGAAATTTTGACCTATGAGATGGTCAACCGTAGATTGGAAGACATATATTTCTTACTAGAAGGACAGAAACAAACTAGGTTCCAGTTGAGAGGAAACAAACTTTACTTGGATCTAGACTGGAAGACTGATGTTAAAGAAGATGATTTCTTAGTTCTAGAATGCTATCGTGCTGTAGATCCTACCGCAGATACTGATGTGTATAATGACATATGGATGAAGAGATATGTGTCTGCATTGGTTCAAAGACAGTGGGGTGCTAACCTAATCAAGTTCCAAGGAGCACAGTTACCAGGTGGAATTACTATGAACGGAGAGTTTATATACAACGAAGGCAAAGAGAAAGTAGCAAAGTTAGAAGAAGAAATGCTCACAGTCTATGAGACTATGCCTATGGATATGATTGGCTAATGGCAAGATCCACTTACTTCACACATGGTACTAGGAACGAACAGTTCTTATTACAGAATTTAGTAGAAGAGCATCTCAAAATGTTTGGGATGGATATACTCTATTGCCCTAGAGAGATCATGCAGACTGATGGTGTCTTTAATGAGGAAGTTATTGGTGAGTTTAATGATGCATATATTATAGAAGCATATCTAGAAAACCCTGATGGGTTCCAAGGTGCAGGTGATTTACTTACTAAGTTTGGTGTAGCACAGGCAGATGAAATAACTATGGTTATCTCTGCTCAGAGATTTTCAGATCTTATATCCCAATTCCTTTTACTAGATCCAGATTACAAAGCACCTGAGAGACCACAAGAAGGTGATCTAATATATTTCCCACTAACAAGCAATTACTTTGAGATAAAATTTGTAGAGCATGAAGAACCATTCTACCAGTTAGGTAAAGGTTATGTCTATAAACTTAAAGCAGAACTATTCGAGTACAGTGACGAGCAAGGAGATGTCTTTGACAGCGACGAGGATCTTGTCGATTACGGTTACACTGTCAAGCATTACTACTTGCCTATCAATGGTACTACTGCTACTGGAACTCCAACATTACTAAGTGGAGTTATAGATCAAGTCTACATTGATCAAAACGGATCTAAGTATAACGAAGCACCTACAGTTACTATCGGTGGAGATGGTAGTGGTGCAACAGCAACAGCATATCTTGCTAACATTACTTTGAGTGGTGGATCACCAACAGCATCCGCTATTATCAGAGCAACAGTTAAAGAGGGTGAGATTAGATCTGTACAGATTGTAGATGGTGGTGCAAACTATGATGAGGATAGAGTAACTCTAGTTGTTAGTTCCCCAGATAGTCCTGGTAGATTTGCAACTATACTCCCTACTTTTACCAATGGTGTATTGACTTCATTGAATATAGTCAATGGTGGTTCAGGGTATAAGAGTGTTAGATTAGTTGATATTGATAACGGTGGTACTGGATATACATCTGCTACTGCAACGTTCTCTGCTGCACCAGTTGGAATATCAGGAGCATTCACTGTACCTGAAACAGTCACTGGTAGCACTACAGGAACTACTGCAAACCTAGTAGAGTGGGATGCAAATGAAGGTTGGGTCAAACTGAAGTCCCCAACTGGTACGTTTACAATAGGTGAATCTATAGTTGGTTCAGAGTCTGGGGCTACAATTGTGCTAGATAGTAGGGACGAGATGGCAACTGCAGATCCTAAATACTCTGAAGCTGTTACTTTTGAGACAGCTGGCGATGATATCATGGACTTCAGTGAAGGAAACCCATTTGGAATAGCAGGTAACTTATAATGTTAGGTGCATACACATACAACAAGATTATTAGAAAGTGCGTCATAGGATTTGGAACACTCTTCAATAACATAGAATGCCGAAAGGAAAAAACAGACGGAACCATATACAGTAGGTTGAAAGTACCTCTAGCGTACGGTCCTCGACAGAAATTTTTAGCAAGACTAGAACAACAGGCAGATCTAAACCAAAAGGTTGCGATCACAGTTCCCC